ATTGACTGTTATTATTTATCACTGTTACAGGTAGTGTTACCGCATTATCTGCAATTTTTAAAGTACTAACTGTTAAATCAGTGATGTGTGCACCACTAATTACAGATCCTGCACCAGCAGTTAAACTACCAGATATAGTTAAGCCTGTACCGTTCCACTGTAAGTAATTACTTGTATTACCAACACCAAAGGTATAACCTGAATTTGTAGTATCCCAACCTAAGAAAAATCCTGGTGTAGTAGAGGCAAATGAATTTTTACCATTTGAGTGTATTGACCCACCTCCACTAACCACTATTCCTCCTTTAGTGATAGTTGTACCATCCTGTAATCCAGTTGTAACCTGTGCTGCCGTAACCTTGTGATTTAGTTGCAATGCTATGCTATCAAATATAATTGTACCAGTTAAATTACCCCCTACCATACCCTGATAAGAACCCATCATAAAAATTCGTATATAGGTTATTTTCTCACCAACTGGTACGTGTGCTGTGAATGGAACGGTTATCCATCCACCTGTTGCTGTGCTTGGAATATTAATAGTAAGTCGTTGGTAAGATGTAACATAACCAACATCAACTAGCATACCAGCCCCACCACTCGTGTAACTTGATAAGTAGTAGTCGAAACTGCCAGTTATGTAATCGTCAATTTCGCTTGGTACTGTTAAGTAGTAAGTCTTTAGCATACCAGCATTGGTATTAACAACGGTAAATTTAACTGCATTAGTACCAATTCTAACTATAGATGTTTCTTTAACTGGTGCCTGCGCCCACGCTCCCCAACCAGCAGGGTAAGCACCCGTCCAGTCTGTAAATTGTGGGTTGAATCCCCATCTTGTCGCAATGTCTGCTTCGTATGACTGTGTTGCGTTATCTGACGGTTTAGTAGCACCAGAGTCAAATATTTTTGCCCAATCTGCAGAGTCGTCATTAACGGCTAACCAACCATCACCAGCTCCTCCATGCGTATACCGGTACAGCTTGTTGTTAGCATCTGTTTTAAACCATATATCACCATCGCTTTTAGAGCTTGCTTGTGTACCTGGAGAAGTAGGTTGAGAGTAAGTTAATACCTTATTATCCGCTGTTATTTGAGCTGCTTGAGCTGCTGCAAGAGCTGCTGTTACAGAAGAATCTGATAAAACTTCCCACGAATAGACAGCCGCTACTTTTTTAAATCGGTAGGCATACTGGGTCATACCATCGTAGTATAGATCACCAAGATGAGCATCTCGTTCAATATTATCTACCCAAGAGGTGTAAGGTGAGTTAAATAGTGTAGGTATACCATTTAAAAACCAAGTAGCAATGTTTTTGTCTATCTGATTTTGTAAGTCAGCTATTTGGTTATATATAGTGCCATTACCACCACCGTCAATAACAGTGGCACCTGTAGCATCTTTAATAAGAATACTGGTGCCTTCAATAGAACCGGACTTAGTAATTCTCCAAGATGAGCCATTACCGTCACTTTCAATGACATTTCCTATTTTAAGGTTAGTGATAGTGGCATCTGCAATATACGCAGATTTCATGTAGGCACCTTGTGGTACCAATATCCCATCTACTAGTGTATCTACCGTTAAGTAATAAAAGGGTGATCCACCTGTATTTGGATCTGTTGCTACTGGTGCAATAGTAAATTTATCTGCTACTATTTTAAACTCTGAGAATGGAGTGTCTCCTCGTAGAGTAGAAGCAATACCGTATCCTGCTACATTACCGTCAACGTCTACTTTCACCGTGTACTGTGCAGATAGTCCATTTAAGCTTGCTGCTTGTACATCTACTGTAGCTCGGCTATACCCAGAATCTGTCATAAATTGTTGAACAGAGCCTGACTCAGCGATCATCTGTCCTTCAATACTATCTACTTTTGTTTTTGTAGCACTAATGGCAATTGCATTTGCGGTTAACCCGTTAGTAGGGTTTGTCATCGTTGAGTTGAGTGTATCTACTCTAGCATCAACAACTGCAATGCGTGAATCTACTGAACCGATACCTGAGCCATCTACCAGGTCAATACGGCTTGTTAGCGCATTAGTTAACTCTGTTGTATCAATTTGTCCTACAAGAGCGTCTAACAGACTTTGAGGGTCTTGGTAAGGCGCTACTGGGAAGTCGAGCAGGGATAAGGTAACTATGCCTGCAGTTTCAGTTAGTGTGAAACCTCGACCGGTAAATATAATTTTTGTAGCAGCAGAGCTAATAACACCAGTTTCATCAGCTACTTCAATTGCAGAGTTTGCACCTAAAGGAGTATTTTTGATTGGATCAACAACAGTACGATTATCAAAAACGTACATCTCAACTTTATCGAGAAGGGTATACGCTGTTGAAGTACCAGTAACCAGTAAGACTTTCCATAAGCCTTCTTTGTCTGGGGTAACCCGATGGGTAATTGAACCAGGTACTGTAGCAGTAGGTGCTACGTAGTCAGCGGGTTGTACCGGGCTATCAAAGTACGTGGCTAACCCTAAAGGGTCAATATGTACAATATCGTAGTCTACTCTAGGAGTAGGAGATACTGTAGGTTCAAGCTCCCACAGTACCTCTGTTTCCGCATTCATTAAGTACATTGAGTTTAGACACTTGGTTGATTTTTAGCATAGCTTATACCAAACTTCTTCACACTTACAGTAACTTTGTTACCGGTACGTCTACCATTAACAACTTCGGCTTTGTGCAGACTCATCATTGTACCTTCTGCAATATCTATCAGTGCCTGTTCAAGTTCAACGGGTATGTCTAATGGTACATTTCGGGATAGGCCAAAGTACTGGTTTTCAAAGCTTAATGGCACCGTAGTTACAACATCGTTTTCACGATTATCACGGTTAGTAATTGTAACCACTGAAAGCGCTGAAGCACGTTTTTTAGCCGCTGCTATTTTTTGTCGTAAGGTATTTGGTTTCTTTTCTGTTTCAGTTTTGACAGAAATTTCAACTTCTTCGTCATCAACACCTGGTTTTGTACCTTCACGTAAAGCTGGACCTTCTGATTCTGTAATCATAAGTTTTAGCCTTTCGGTTTTAATATTCGATGGAAAGTCTAAGCCTAAAGCATTAGCTTTCTCTAGTAGTTCGTTGCGTTCTTCGCTCATAATAATTCCTAGTTAGATTAAGGTTAAACCCCTCGTGTGAGGGGTTTTCCTAGTTAAGTTACTCGATTACTCAGATGCAGCAACCAATAGTTTCAACAGACGCTCATCCCGAAGAATGATACCTGCGTACCACATGTTATAGCTGAAGAAGCCTTGGTTACCGTAAGGGTTACCCAACTCAATCTTCTGTGGTGCCTGAGAGTTAAACTTGATTTTACCGTGTCCTTTCAAGCCGATTGTGGCGAAAGAGCCTTTAGTCGGAACCAGAATAGGAAATACATCAAAACGTACTTCACCACCTGCGTAAGCATTACCACCAGTAAAGACATTTAACGCACCAGCACTCACATTATCATGTGTAGTTCGAGCAAGATCACCGCTGTAGTTTGTAGGAACAACTGCACCAGCACCCTTGTAAGACAGCGCAGATTCAGACTCAATAAAACGTAAGTCGTTCATTGCACCTACTTCACCTTCTGCAAGGTTAGCAGCATCAGCATACTTGTAAGCAGGAATATAAGCGTATTCGGTTTGACCGTTAACACTTACAGTACCTTTAACTACGCTTTCAAGGTCGTATTTAATCTCTGGACCAATGATTGCGTAGAACGCTTTATTGATAACACGAGTATTAACCTTAGTTGAACCGGTAACAATAGAAGTGTTTTTAACTGCACGGTTACGTACCAGTTTACGAACACCTTTACGCACAAGGTCATACGTTACAACACTGTCACCGTCATCTGCACCAATAGGAGATGTAGTGTCTGCACCAACAGTAAGTAGAGAAGTTGCTGTACCAGAGTACATGACAGTAGTTGTCGTTAGCATGTCCAACTGAATTAAATCTTCAGCTTGACGATTGGCTAAGTAACCAAGTTCTTCACGATATTGTACTTGAACTATATCTTCAGAGAACATCTCAACTTCATCAGTGTAATCAAGCATTTGACCGTAACGAGAGAAACTTTGCTCAATCGTCACTTTCTTAATAGACACTTTGTTTACTGCGCCTGCACCTTCAGCAAGAGCTACCTTTGAAGCTAAGTCAGTAGATACGCCTACAATACTTCGGCCAGTTAAGTAACCTTTTTTATCAAATTCAGCACTTGTACCGCCGTGCTGATTGAGAGGATCAAGTAAATTGTCATAAATGTGTAACCATTTACTGACCTTATAAGTTTTACCCATCTTCAGCGGCATTGAGCGACGATCAGCCCATTGCGCGTAGATAGATTCTTCGTTTGCGGCTTTTACACCGGCTTTGTCATAGTAGTGAAGGACGGTGTTTGCACCTGCAGTTGCAGTGCTTGTACCATTACCATATATGTTGGTAGCCATGAGCTAATCCTCGTTAATTTGAAGCCATCAGGTTTTCGTACCAGGCTTCATATTCTTCATCATTGTCATCGGCTAAATAGTCGGTGACTCCAGAACGATCTGATCTTGTCCGTGTAGGGGATGCTGATCGTTTTTGTGCAGCTTCTGATGATGCTAGGTTAGACTCGTCCTCTACTGCCTGTGCGTTTTTGTTCAAGTCAGCTACAGTTTGTTCTGCATTAGCAGAATTCTGTGTTTGCTGTCCTGAAACCTGTTGGCCTGCAAGCATATAGTATTCAATGTCAGACTTCGTATTTCCATCGTAGACTTTCATTTTTAAAGCAAGTGGTGCTACTTTATCGTATAAACCAGATTTAATATCATTATGCAGTCCTTGAATCATATTAGGATTTTTGGTTAGTGCATCTCTGGAATCTTGGTCCCACTGTCGATCGATAACATCCACAGTGATTTTATACTCTTCGTCACCTGAAATTTGTTCAGTGACATTATTAATATTTAACTGAACATCACTGTCCCCATAAACTTGAGGTTGGTAGTTTTCAGCAGTTTCACCATCAACCGGTACAAGGTCGTAGGCATCAATATTATTATTCTCAATCAGTGCTTGAATGGCTTGTTTATTACCTTTCGAAGCATCAATCAACAAGTTCAGTTGGTTTTCATCAATACCTTCTTTTTCAAGTGCAGATATTTGACGACTGAATGGAGCTAACTTTTGAGTTTTCTTTGTGAATCCTACAGCTTTAGCGAATACTGTACCAAACTGGTCAAGCATTTCTTGCTGAGTGAACTCAAACTCTTTACCATCAGCAGTAAACTTGTGAATTTCTGGTGCTGTAGTTTTATCTTGTTCTGCTGTAGCTGGGTCAGCTTCGCCTTCCTCTACTGGGATATCACCATTGTCTTGTGGTGCATCTTCTACAGTAGATTCCTGTGCTTCAGCGTTAGGCTCATCTACTGTTGGTACTTCTTCATCCTTTGTCCCAAGGTTATCTAATTCATCCTGGCCTTCAGGAGCTTCTGCAACTTCTTCAGAAAAAGTATCAGACTCAGATACCGGCAAGTCTTCTTCCGCTACACCTTCTTCACGACGGATAGCCCTAATCGCTTCGATAGGGTCTTCGTCGTTGTTAAATACTTCTTCTTCAGAAAGTTGCTTAGGCATTAGGCTTCTCCTTCAGCTTCAATTGCATCAAGTTCGGCCTGTTCTTCATCGCTGAGTACTGGGTCGATTGCACCGGTGTAACGATCTTCAATCATCTTAAAGTAAAACTTTAGGTTACTTGACGCTACTAAGTCTTCCATAATATCAGGACGTTCACCCCGTTGCTTGACCTGTGGGACTGCTAGCATGCTCACTGAAGCTAAAACTTTTTCTTTCAGGTAACCATTCATGATTACTGCCTGAAAATCAGGGTTACTTTGCAATCGATTGAGAGCTTGACCCATTACAATTGCATGGTCAATTAACTCAGCTTTTTCTTGTTCTTCTGTTACTACTTTTGTCATACCTTTACCTTTTTGGTTGCTCGTTTCCGAGTCCGGGTTAATTCATTTAGTTATTAGTTAACTAAATGTGTCTATATGTTAAAGCATAAGTTACTGTCGAGTCAAACCGTCTAGTGTTTTCATTCCTGCAAGTGTATCTCGTTCGAAAGATTTTTCACTCATTCGTTCATTAAAATCGGCACCTTCAGCATTACGAGTAAACTCTTGGTCTTTCAGGTCTGTAGTAGAACCCATGTCTCTTGCTTTAGCTTCATCGAGCGCAGCTCTAGCATTCTTAACTCGAATGTCCACAGCATTTTCATTTGCACGAGAATCACGTTCTCTAATTTCTGACTTTAATTTTTCCATTTCAAGTTTTTTCATTTCTTCTTGGAATGGATCAGGTTGTGGTTGGAACTCTTCAATCTTCTTGGCCAGTACTGGCATCTTATCTAATCGGGCCATTTCAGCTCGTATAATACGAACTTCACCTGGGTCCATTGTTTGTTGACCGGTTTGGAGCATAAACGCAAGACGCTCAGACTTAGCTGAGTTGTCTTCAGAAGTAGACACTTGCATGCTTATATCGATGTTACCTTTTAAGTCATCACGTTTAATTTGAACGAACTCTTCATTAGTAATACGTATCACTTCTTCAGGTCGTAAGAATTGACTGTTGTAAGCCATCCACTTACGCATAATGGGTTTAATACAGTTCTCCGCAATGTTACGTACTATGTCTAATCTACGGACGGATACAGCATCCAGAGCACCTCTGGCAGCAGTTGCAGTTGAACCAAGTCCGGTACCGTTGATGCCTCCAGAGAATCCTTTAACACCTGTCATTGAGTCAGTTTCAGAATTAACCATCTCTAGTACTTGAAATACACTGCCTGGTATTGCGTTGTAGCTACCTTCATAAAAATCTCCAACACTACCATTAAACTCAAAATGCTTGCCATTGAGGAATCGTTTCTTGTCAAGTACTCCTAGTGCACCTTGTCGAATACCTTTTTGACCATTGTTAGAGTTAGCCATATTGTCTAAAATACCACGTTTAATTGCGGTACTTACTTTTTGGTTATCACCGATAAGCTCTGCTGCAGCTTCACCGTGTACCTTAAAAGGAATCGAGTTATTTGCTAAAACAACGAAAGGAATCGCTTTATCTGGGTAAGGATTTGACTCTAACTGAATAAGAATATCTTCAACCCAAGTAGCAACTATGGGTTCAGTAACACCTGAGTTATCAATATCATAATTACCGTGATACTCATATATCATTAATTTTCTACGTGCTACATCAGCAAAACCGAAGTAGGTATCATCGGTAGGGTAGAAGTCACCTTTAGCATCTGGTATACGTCCTGAGTCCTTTAGTATTTTAGCTGCTACTTTACGTAAATTTTTATACTTTTTAGACTTCCGCAAAGTGCTGATGTCAGACTCGTATCTGTGTCCAACAAATTGTGCTTTTTCAATATCCCCTTCCGCAGTGGGGTCTATATAAATGTCTTCAAGACGGCATACTTGTGCAGTAGGC